ATAAAAAATAAATTAATAATAGGAGGTGATTTTAATGGAATATGTTGTTTATTCAATTACTTGCTTGGATACAGGTAAAGTTTATTTTGGAAGAAGCCAAGAAGTAGATAAAAGATGGAGAGCGCATAGAAATATGCTACGAAGAGGGTTACATAACAATAGCAATCTTCAGGAAGATTGGAGTATCTATGGTGAAGAAAGGTTTCAGTTTAAAATACTACATAGATTCGAGTATATAGAGGTTGCAGAAAGAAAAGAACAAGAATACATAGATGATAAAAAATATGATAAGTATAACATCTCAGATGCTAAGGATGGCGGAGATACTTTCACCAATAATCCTAGACAAGAGGAAATTAGGAAGTTAAAAAGCCATAATTCCTCTGGGAAAAACAATCCGATGTATGGGAAACCTAAAAGTGAATTAACCATCCGTAGAATTAAGGAAGCTAATTCAAAAAAGATTATAATCGAGGGTATTACATACGATAGTTTAACTAGAGCTAGTTCGGAATTGGGTTTAGGTGTAACCACTATTAGTTACAGGCTAAACGCTAAAACATTTTCAAACTGGAAATATGCTAATTAATACATACATTAATCGAATATTAAATGCCTAACGACTAGTCGAAAGACGTAGGGTGTAAGCTATTGACACTCGAAACGCAGGGGTTCCCATTGGGAATGTGATATAGTCTGCTCTGTATGGTGACATGCAGCTGTGGTAAGCCCACGCTTTAGAAGTAGCGAATCTAAAGGAACATAAAGGACAGAAATCTTCCAAGTACAAAGAGATTCAATTATTAATCCAGATCAAACATATGAATTTTTAGGAAGTGATATTAGTTGTAACTTAGCATCAACAAACTTCACTAATTTAATGGAATCGCCTGATTTTGGAAAGTCAGTCAGATTAGCTTTAAGGGGCTTAACGTTTGTAAGTGATACTTCTAATATTGCAGAAGTACCTTCAATTAAAAATGGTAACGATATGTACCATTCAGTTGGCTTAGGAGTTATGAATGCTCACGGATACATGGCTAAGAATAAGGTTGAATATGGGTCTCCTGAAGCATTGGAAATTGTAGATATTTACTTCATGCTACTAAACTACTGGACTCTTTATGAAAGCAATCAGATTTCTATCGAGCGTAAAAAATCATTTTTTGAGTTTGAAAAGTCTAAGTATGCGGATGGTTCGTACTTTGATATGTATTTGGATGAACCAGACTTTGAATTCAAACATGAAAAAGTTAAGGACTTATTTAAAGGAATATTTATTCCAACACATAAAGAATGGGAATTGTTAAAGCAATCAGTCATTAAACATGGCATTTACAACGCATACAGATTAGCGACAGCTCCTACAGGAAGTATTAGTTATGTAAATGAGGCGACAGCTTCACTTCATCCAATTACTCAACGGGTTGAAGAAAGAACGGAAGGTAAAAGGGGAAAGGTTTATTATCCAGCACCTTATTTGTCTGATGAAACGATTCCTTATTATGAATCAGCCTATGATATTGATCAAAGAAAAGTTATAGATACATATTCAGTTGCTCAGAAACATGTTGATCAGGGATTGAGTATGACATTATTTATGAGATCCGAACTACCAGAAGGAATGTATGAGTGGAAAATCAATAGTGAATATCCGACTAAAAAAACAACAAGAGACTTAAGTATTTTGCGTAATTATGCTAAGAAGAAAAAAATTAAGTCAGTTTATTACATTAGAACTTTCACTGATGACGGTGAAGAAATTGGAGCTAATGGTTGTGTAGCTTGTGGAATATAAAGAAAGGATTTGATAACTGAATGACTTCACATAAAGTTTATAAAGGTATTAACTGGAATAATATTGAGGATATGATGGATAAAAAAACATACGAGAAGCTAACTGAGCAATTTTGGCTAGCTACTCGTATGCCAGTATCAAAAGATAAGCCTGATTGGGGAAGACTACCTGATAAAGAAAAAAGATTGGTTGAAAAAGTATTTGGTGGATTGACGTTATTAGATACTTTGCAATCAGAAGAAGGAATTAACGCACTACGTAAAGATGCGCATACTCAACACGAGATAGCAGTTTTAAATAACATTCAATTCATGGAGTCAGAACATGCTAAATCATATTCTAGTATTTTCTCTACATTGAATAACATGAAGGAAATTAGGGATATTTTTGAATGGATTGAGGTACATGATACACTTCAGAAAAAAGCTGACATGATCAATACAGTATATCAAACCGGAACTCCATTGCAAAAGAAGGTAGCGAGTGTTTTCCTAGAATCTTTCGCTTTTTATTCCGGATTTTATACACCATTGTATTATCTTGGAACACAGAAACTAATGAACGTCGCTGAAGTAATCAAGCTTATCATTAGGGATGAAAGTATCCATGGAGCTTATATAGGATATAAATTTCAACGGAGATTTAATGAATCTACTCCAGAAGAGCAGCAAGAAATTAAAAATTGGGCTTATCAGTTCTTGTATGAACTGTATGCAAATGAGTGTAAATACACCGAGTATCTTTATGATGAAATCGGTTGGACTGAAGATGTAAAAGTATTTTTAAGATATAACGCAAATAAAGCATTAATGAACTTAGGGTTAACACCTTTGTTTCCAGACTCTGTAGACGAAGTTAACCCAATTATATTAAATGGTATTTCAACAACTACAACTAATCACGATTTCTTTTCAGCGGTAGGTAATGGATACTTAATGTCAGTTGTAGAGAGCATGAGAGATTCAGATTACGATTATTAAAATAATAGTGAAGGTCAGTTGGATTATGGGGATGGTTCAACTGGCTGAATAACTATATATAGTGTTGGTTAGTTCTGATGCGTCTGTATATTGATGTTAATTCGTGATAAAAGTTGGATTTTAATTCGATCTAAAAATTAGGAGGAAATAAATTAATGACAGATCAAAATAATGTAATGTATCAAATGGTAAGAGAGTTCCACAATGCCTTCGGTCATAAGATGGCTGATAAACCTACAGTAATTAACGAGGAGACAGCATTAAATCGGGCAGTATGGACAGGCGAAGAGCTAGTTGAATTTCTATATGGAACAGTTGGCGGAGACTTAGATAAGTTTGAAGTATTATATGATGCATTTAAACAAGGACTAGACAAAGCTGCAGATAAGATTAGAACTGAGAAGAAACCTGTAGATGATATCTTAGTTGCTCAAATGGATGCTTTGATTGATGTTGAATACTTTAACCAAGGAAGCTTCACTATTGCTGGAGTTGAACCTTTTAATCTATTTAAAATTGTACAGGAAGCTAATATGGGAAAGCTTTTTGCGGACGGCAAGCCTAGATTTAGAGAAGAAGATGGTAAGATAATTAAACCTCCGCATTGGGAAGAAAACTTTGCACCAGAGCCTAGATTAATTAAAGAGATTGAAAGACAAATAACTAATAAAGAAACTACACAAAGTAGACTGATAAACGCATTATATACTATTGATGAAGATAATTCAGATTACAAGGAAAGGAAACAAAAATGGACTAAATTGTTTGAACTAAATTCAGGTGTTAAATTAGATAACCCAACTAATTTAATAGTGACCAAGAAAAATAATGATAACAAATCAGTTGATTTAACTATTACATGGGATACTGTAAGCCAATATGTCGATGGGTATTTAATCTACCTACACTCTGATGTAACAAATGAAAAGTACGTATTTGGAAGTGATCTTGGAAATGAAATAGTCACTGTTGTCAATTCATCAAAGAGTTCATACACTTTTCCAAGTTTACCGTTAAATAAATATTACTCAGTTGGAATTAAAGCATATATCTCATCAGAAAACGAGATTCATTCAGAATTAGTCACACTTAATGAAGCAGTTTAAGTTGATTAAATAAATTAAACTGAACGAAATAGTATAAGCAAAGGGAGGGGATTTCCTCCTTCTTTATATAAATAAATTATAAGTGAGGTACACAATGTCAGTAGGGGATAAAATATTAAAAAGCAACTTACAAAAAATATTAACAAGTGGAAAGTCAGATATCGGTCATAATGTTAGACCAAAATGGGATGACGGAACACCAGCCTATACTCTTAAAACATTTGGTGTGTTGAATGAATACGATTTAGAAGAAGAATTCCCAATTGCCGGATTACGTCCTACTGCATGGAAAAGTGGCTTAAAAGAGGACTTATGGATATATCAAGATAAATCAAATGATGTTGGATTACTGGAAGAAAAGTATGGAGTAAAGTATTGGAAAAGTTGGGCTAATGAGCAAAACAATTTAGGATTAGCTTACGGTAGGCAAGTTTCTTATGAACATCAATACAAAGAAGGTTACTTTGATCAGATTGATAGACTTATTTTTGATTTAAAGAATGATCCATATAGTCGAAGAATGATAACAAACTTATACAATCATCAAGATTTACATGGTATGACACTTTATCCATGCGCTTTCCTAACCATGTGGGATTATGATGGCGAACGATTAAATATGACTCTAGTCCAGCGTTCTTCGGATTATTTGGTCGCAGGGAATATCAATGTGACACAGTATGCTTTATTGTTGCATATGATTGCTCAGTCAACAGAATATAAGGTTGGCAAGTTTCATCACTATATTAATAACTTACATATTTATGACCGACATATTGAGCAGGCAAAAGAAATTCTCACAAGAGAAGAATGCGTAGCTCCTAAGTTAATTATTGATGATTCAATTAAGAACTTTTATGACTTTAAGCCGGAGCATTTCACTTTAGAGGGGTATAAACCACACTCACAGATTAAATTGGATGTGGCAATATAATGGCTAAAGAAAATCCAGTATATGTGAAGGGACGTCCAGGTAGTTTTAAATATTGCGATAAAAACATTATAGGTGTTTATATAATAATAAATGATAAAACAAAAGAATTTTATATAGGATCTTCTACAGATATAAACAGAAGAATGTCTCATCACTTCGCTAACTTAAAAAAGAATAAAAGCAATTGTGAAAGGTTACAAGAAAATTATAATTGCTACAATCATGAAGACTTTTCATTTTATATACTGTATCGAAGTGATGACGAAGAATACATAAGAGAAAAAGAGCTAGAGTTACTTGAAGATAATTACGATAATCCTTTACTACTTAATACAGCAACAGTAAACAATGTGTGGATAAATGATAGAAACCCATCAAAAGTTAAATCATTTAAAAGTAAGCTATCCAAAGCAGCAAAACAAAAAACAGGAAGTAAGAATCCATTCTATGGTAGACATCATACACAGGAAACTAAAGAAAAGCTAAGAAAGGCACATAAAGGAAAATCAAACCCTACGTGTCAAAAAGCTATTGTAATTAACGGAAAACTGTATGCCTCCTTAAACAGAGCTAGTGAAATACTTAAGATTTCTATACCTACAATTTCACACAGGGTTCATAATGAAAATCCACTTTTTATTAATTGGTATGAGTATAATGGCGAAGTAATTATTAAAGATCATCGATTATTGTTTAAAGAAAACACTAAACCTTCAGGACTGTATGAAATCGAAGGTAAGTTATTTGTAAACAGTAAGAATATTATGCAAGAATATAACCTCAAGGTCAGTACTATGAACCACAGATTACAAAGTGAGAACTTTCCAGAGTGGAAAAGAATAATTTAATGGAGGTAGCAATTTGAGTATTAACCTCATAGTATGTCACGATAGAGCAGGTTCTATAGGATATCAAAATAGCCTCCTAGCTCATCAATCTGAAGACTTAAAACGATTCAAAAAGTTAACTTTAAATAATTATATAGTTGTTGGCTCTAGAACATACGAAAGTATAGGTAGACTTCTCCCTAAACGTCACAATATTATCCTAAGTCGAAACAAGAAATATAAAGTTGCTCCGGGTGGATTTGTTAGGAACTCCTTAGAGGAAGTAATAAAGGAATATAAGCTAAATAACAACGAACAAGAACTATTCATATGCGGAGGAAGCGAAGTCTATAAGCAGGCTATTCAATACGTTGATAAGATGTACATAACGATTATTGATCATGAATTTGAGAAGGTGGATTCACACTTTATCGAGTTTGATATGGATGATTGGGAAACAGTTAATTATGAGAAGCATCCTGCAGATGAGAATAATGAGTATGATTATTGGTTTATTACATATAAAAGAAAATAATACGACGAGGTGGTATCCATTACTAACAATAACTTAATTTTAAAAAGAGCATTAAAAGTTATCGACTCAAAAGAACCAAACAATATAATGAAAAAGTTAACGTATTCTCACGTAGTAGCATTGAGAGCAAGGATCACTGAGTTGGAAACAGTAAATGATGAGTATAAGAAGCTACATGAAATGACTCCTACTATAACTCACTTAACTAAGGCTGTATTAGAAGAAGAGGCTGAAAGGTCTAAGAAATGGCAACAAGAAACAATTGAGCTTATGCAAGAGAATAATGATACTAAGAAAGCTCTTAATAAAGCATTGGATAAGATTAAAGAATTAAAAGAGGAAAATAAGAAGTTAATGGACTCACTTTAAAATAAATAAATTAATTAAATGGTTGGTGATTAGTTGGATAACGCACTTAAATTAACACTTCCCTTGCCAGTATCAATAAATAAGCTATACATAAACCAAGCTTCTTATAGCCCTAAAACAAGATCAAGGGTTCCTACAGGCAAGAGGATTATGAGTTCAGAAGGTAAGAAAGTTAAGAATAGCATAATTAAAGCAGCAAAAGAACAAATGAAAACTCAACAATGGGACTACGAATTAACCAAAGAACGATACTTATATCTAGATACATACATATACATGAACCGTTTAGGAAGAGATGACAATAACATATATAAGCTACTCAACGATAGCCTTGAGAAGATTGTTTATGACAACGACTCTAGGATACTCACACGCACACAGAAGATTTTAATAGATACAGAGAATCCAAGAGTTGAAGTTTCGTTAAGACCCGTTGAGTACATAGGAATATTTGATCATGAAGTAAAATTACATAATTTTGAAAGTAATTGTATGACTTGTAAAAGGTATTCGAGGAATTGTTCAGTTCTTAAGAAAGCAAAAGAGGGACGTATTCAAGAGGAAATAAACAGTGAATTGGAATGCAATAAATACAGTCTTAAAAAGTAATGGGACAATCCAAGTTATACATACAGATACAGTAAAAGAAAGGATGATACATAATGACTACACGTAAAAAGGAATTGCTTTCAGTTAAGGATATCATGGAAATTACAGGTCTAGGGAGAGAAAAAGCTTATGAGCTTTTATATTCTGGAGAGTTTACAGTATTTAAATTTGGAAATAAGTTCATGGCACTAGAGAAAGACTTCTATGAGTGGCTATTTAATGAGAAAAAGAAGACTAGTAAATATCTATTTAAAACGAAAGGACTCAAATAGAGTCCTTTTAATTAGGAGGTTTTATTGTGACATTATCACATTATGGTATAATTAAATGTAATCACCGCACATTAATTAACGGATGTGATGCGCTATGACTGATATCAAATTTGATGAAAAAAGAAACAGTTACTATTTCGTTTATGACGCAGGACGAGATCCTATTACAAACAAACGTAAGCAAATTAGAAGAACTGGCTTTAAAACAGTCACAGAAGCAAAACGGATGTTAAAAGATATAATTGCTAATGCGGAAAAACTTAAACTAACTCCTACAAATTTAATTAATTTAACCTTTGAAGAGTATGCTTCCAAGTGGATTCAAGATAAGAAAATAAGTCTTCAACACAGTACTTATACTGTTACCATGCAAAATTTAAAAAATAATGTGTACCCTTATATTGGACATGTTAGGTTAAAAGAGTTCAACCAAGATATCCTGCAAAGTTATATCAACGAACTTACTAACAAAATAAGTAAATATGATAAAAAAATGTCACCACATACTGTTCACCGAATATGGAGTTACGTTAGAGAAGTGCTTTATAAAGCTTCAAAGAAAAAAATAATTGATTTAGACATCATGGATGATTTATATCTACCTGCACTAGAATCTAATGTATCAGTATGGCAAAAGCATGACATTGAAAGGTTTTTAAATGCTTATGGGAATGTAAAGGGGCTCTCTCGGCACTATATAGGGATTGCTATATCTGTTCTAACTGGAATGAGAATGGGCGAGGTACTTGGTTTAAGATGGAAAGATGTTGACTTTGAGAACCGAACTTTCACTATCAGACAAACCCTAGTGTTAAAAGAAGGAGGAGGTGTTTATTCTCTTGAACCTAGAGCTAAAACTAAATTCTCTAAAGCTACTTTTGTTGTCCCTAATCGATTGATTGAAATGTTAATGAATCATAAAAAGTTAATCGAAGCAGATAAACAGAGGCATGCGAAAGTTTACAGTGATAATGATTTAATTGTCTGTTCTAGATATGGAACTTATTTAAATCCTGCGAACTTTAGAAAGTATTTTAAACATACTATAAAGTTGTTAGATTTACCTTACATTAGGTTCCATGATTTACGTCATACTCACGCAACTTTCTTAATTAGTTCTGGAGTAAACCCTAAAGTTGTACAGGAAAGATTGCGGCATAAAGATATTAAAACTACCCTTGGAACGTATAGTCATGCATTACCTCAAATGCATAATGATGCAATTGATAAATTTGAGGATTTATAAGGTGATAACAAGATGTGATTATTTTGTGATAATCTGAGTGACTAACAAAAAGGATGTTTAAAAACCTTGGTAAATCAACGCTTTTAGATATAATGTTTCGACAGCCTCAATCAAAGGCTGGTGGATGTCCTCTA